ACTAAATCGCTTACCCATAACAGTTAAGATGCAATACATAGGCAAACAAGCCACACGCATCAACACAGTGAAAGGACAATCAAATGAAACCAGTTAAGACAGACTTCAATGCTTTTGAATGGCGTTATCCACGATCATTTAAAGAGCTTAATGGCTATGAATACGAGGTGACAATGGAGTCACCCAAAGAGAAAAGGCAACGCATATGGAGAGCAACAAAGATCTTCGTAGGCATTGCCTTATCATTGTATGCTTGGCTTATTTATTCATTACGTACATTGTAACTTCGAAGCCAAAGCGCATTTCAGTAGCAGCTGGTTTTGTCCACATAATAATCTCCTAAAAGTTATACACAACTTGTGTATGAGTTTATTATGCGCCTAGTATATAGAATGTATATACGTAAAACCATGAAAGCTACCTAGTGAAGGAGACTTTATGTTAGATATTGCAGCAGTCATGTGTATGAGTTTAACCATGTTCCATGAAGCCAGAGGTGAACCTATCTCTGGCCAAGTGGCAGTGGGGTATGTGCTTTATCGGAGAGCTGACTTTGACCAAAAGAATATATGCTCGGAGACTTTCAAACCACACCAGTTTGAATGGACTAAAAAGACAAAGCATGTTCCGCCTTACAAAACACTCAAACCATTTATAGAATTATCCCAAAAAATTATCCAACAACAAATCAAAGACAGTAGCAAGGGAGCTAGTTACTTTCATAATGTTAAGATGGATAATCAATGGGGTATGAAGCCAAGAACTATTATTAACAATCATATATTTTATTAGGAGAATATTATGGATGACGAGTTAGAACCTAAGAAAGTTAAGAAACCACTCAAAGGATTGCAAAAGTTATACGAAGATCCAACTGAGGATGATGATGACATCAAAGATTTTAAGTTTGACCATGGCATACAGGATCATTATGACGAATAAAGAAATATGGCTAACGCTAATGTGTATAGTGTGTATATTTATAATGCTATTTGTTAGCGTTGAGGTAAACATTAATCAGATCAAGCCAAGAAGTTTTGCAGACAAAGATCTAAAGTGTATTGATGGCAAGCTATTTGAGGAAGTAAAAAAGAATATGTTTGTGACTAACCACCTTGAATGCTTTGAGCAAAGAAAGTTCTAGCTAAGTGATTGATTGCTATACAGAACCCACACAATCGCTCTATAACGCACGATCTATGTAAGGTTGATACTAAGGCATACCCTAATTTATGATAAATATTATTTTAACTCCTGATGAGGTTGCAATATGCCAAATATTAGGCAGAATGAGATCTCTTATTGCTAGATCATCTAATGTGAAGGATGCAAAAATAGGAAAGCAAGATGGAAGTGATGCCGATGTGTTAGGAGTGATGGCTGAGTATGCTTTTGCTAAACACTTTAATGTATTCCCAGACCTTGGATTGAGTCCAAGAAGTGGAAGTGCTGATGGAATATATAAAGGCTGGCGCTATGATATTAAATCTACCACGTATGAGAACGGAAGATTACTTTGCACTACCAAAGATAACCCAGATGTTGATATGTATATACTTGGTATTGTAAAAGGTAATGCTGTAAATTTCCCAGGGTGGGCTTTGAAAAGTGAGCTACGACAAGAATGTAATAAGATTGACTTAGGGCATGGAACACACTACGGATTAGATCAAGATAGATTGCGTAGATTTAATGTAATTTAGTAGGCTTTGGAGAAATATAGAGCATCTGCATGTATTCAGCATTGATCTCTATGTAATCATCCTCGTTTTCATTGAAAAAAATTCTAATGATTGCGAGAGGTTCTTCTTCAATGATCTCAATATCCCAAATCTTACGACCAATAAGTTTGTCTAGGATATCTAGTTGTTCTGAGGTAGGGTTTTCCACTAAACAATTTTACCATTCCATTTACCATTTGTGTTAAGAACCATTGGCATTAGTTTAGGTTGTCCATTTAGTATCATTCCACATCCAACAATGAATCTAGTCTTGAAGTTCTTAGCATAGTTAAATGCCATAGACTTCTGATTGATAAGTGATCCCACTTGCATACCCCAAACTAAAGCATCGGGATTGCTATAATAGGACACAGAGAATTTGGTATGGTAGTGGCCTTGCACTGTATTCATTCCGTATTGCATAGCAACTTTAAGTACGTCAGCAGATAGTCCATGAGTAAAGAAGCAACGTGATCCATCGGATAAACTAATGGTAATATCTTCTTCCCATTCCCATCCTTTACCAACACCTAAGAAATCATTGTAATGTTTAAGATAACCCTTAGGTACACCATGCTTTAATGCACGTCTGTATAACATGGATGAGTGATTGCTATGCACAATCTTCATCTTAGGGAATATCTTTTCTAGCGTTTGAATGTATGCAATAGACGCTGCCAACTCATGGCCAGCAGAGAATAGATCTGGATCACTATCATGCATAGACATCGCATGCATATCAAGCTCGTCACCAATATTAATAACGAGATCTGGTTTGTATTTTGTCTTGAGCGCTTTAAGAAAGTTGAATGCATCTGGGTGATGGTATGGTATATGAAGATCGCTGATTACTAATACGGACTTGTATGCTTGTGCCATTACAGCTCCTATAAATTAGGTATCTGAAAGATAGCACAGTTAGTTTGTTAAATCAATAGCCTGACTTAAACATCTTAGCTTCTGCTTCACGTCTTAGTTGAAGTCCTTTAAGCACACGACCACCAGCACGACAATACTTTAGGAGCGATTCAATAGCCGCTTCTTTATCGCCACGAAGCAACGCTTGACGGAGTGTTGATCTTTGAAATGTACCCAAGCCAAGATTGAAGGCAAAAGAAACCAAGCAATCGAATTCACATTGTCTAAGGCGCACGTTAGGTAGCATCTTAGATACTCCCAACTCGAAACGATTGAGGTCGGATTTAAGAAGTCCATCTATTTCTTCTTGCGTAAAAGTTCTGTTCCAAGAATCAGGCAAATGTTTGCCATCGCCGATAAGGTGACCAACACCCACAGTATACAGGTTTGCAGCACAACGATAGGGCCGACTACGCACACCTTCAAAATGTTTAATAAGTTCGATACCACGCTTAGATACTTTCACGTTTCTTTTCCCATGTGCGAGAGCCAAAGTAGAATCCAATGATAGAAGCTACAATGCTCATCTCATCGCTAGAGAATATAGCATCCATAGATTCTGGTGTGAATCCACCAGTAGATTTAACTGCCCATATGAAGCCAGCTACATCAACGAATACAAGTAAGCCTACAAAAGTAAATGCAACGAATGGTCTGACGCAAGCATTAAGAGTCTTGACCCATTGTGATGCACCTTCTACAAGTTTGGTGTCATGTGCATATAATGCTTCACGTTCTTGAGCGTACGTTTCTGCGTACGTTCCTTCTAATTCAATAGCAGCAATCTTCTCTTGAGATACAAAGCCAGCCTGTGCCATAGCCATAGTTTGTTCGTTCTGTAACCTAGCCATTTCACGCTCATGTTTTTGATCACCTTTTTGCTGAAAAAATCCGAGCAGACTTGGTAGCCCACTGGTAGCAAAGCCTAAGATACCACTGATAATACTAAACATTTAAAACTCCTCTTTATTAAATCCGTATAGGTCACAGATGATATTAACATATTTGTTAAACTTCTTTTCATGTGCATCAAAGTCATTGTGTCCATGATACCAAAGCATACAATGGATCATCTCATGCATCAGTGTTTCAGATATCTTTAGGTATGTATCATTAGAGATATCTATTTGTATTCTAGTAGGCTCTGTAAGAAAGTAACCTAGCACTTCACCTTTAGTATTGATGATACTAAAATTAACCTTGTGCGGTGCTGGCATTTTGTAGCCATTGAACGGAGGCAGCCCAACAAAACAAGCATACATCTTACGCAAGTTTTGTTTGGTAAGTAGCTTCATTACTTGGCCAATGGATTGATCGTTGATTTGCGTAATGCTTTCATCTCCTCACGCACTGCGTTAAGAGATACATCAATCTCTCTTTGTGATCCTTTAATGATGGCTGCTGTTTCTTTAGATGTAGCAAAGGCTTCTGATGCTTTCTCATACGCTCTGTTGTTAGACATAGCTAATTCAATCATACGATTGTCAGCAGCTTTAACTCTATCTTCTACTAATGTAATGCGTGTTTCAACATTACTCATCTTCTTTACTTCTTCAATCGTCGAAGTCAAATCGTTGAATAGGGTTATCCCGTAGTAGACTGCTCCACTGGTAGGAACTAGCACTGATAAGATTATCCCCAAGATCATCTGCGAGGATAAGTTTAAGGTATACTTCTTGTTCTCTTGCGTAGTCATTCTCTTGCTCCATGTTGATTGCTTCTATG